ATGTACAGAAATATAGTAATAATAAAATAAAACAACACAAATGACTAGACAGGACGTATTAAATGAAATAATGAAAACAACAGCAAAGGAAATCCACGGATTCGATAACGCAAAATTAATAGAGGCTATTTTAGAAGCTTTTGAAAATCATGTAAGAATAGATCAGATGAAAAAAGATCGTAAAATGACCATGGAAACTTTTAAAAATCTTAAATAAACAAATTAAAGTTTTTTTCTATAAATTAAAAATAAAATATGCAAGCAGTTCAACAACTTTTCACAGAAAAATATAGACCACAAAACCTAGAAGAACTTATTCTACCAGAAAGAGTTATGAATAAATTCAAAGATGGTTTAGTCCAAAACATGTTATTAGCAGGTAGTCCAGGTACTGGAAAAACATCAACTGCTAAGGCAATTGTTAAACAATTTAAGATGCCTTATCTTTATATAAACGCATCGACAGATACTTCAGTAGATGTTATTAGAACAAGAATTACAGACTTTTGTTCTACTGTATCTATTATGGACGGTCCTAGTTCTATGAAAGTTGTAATATTAGATGAGGTTGATGGTGTATCAGATCAATTCTTTAAAGCGCTTCGTGCTACAATGGAAACATTCGCATCGAACAGCAGATTTATTGCAACATGTAATTATATTAATAAACTTCCAGATCCAATCCTATCTAGATTTGAAGTTATTAATTTTGACTTTGATAAAGAAGATGAAGCAGAACTGACTAAGAAATATATTAGAAGAGTTTATGAAATATGTCAAAAAGAAGGTCTTCAAATTGAAAAGCCAGCTTTGTTAGAATTTGTAAGACGTAATTTTCCAGATCTAAGAGATACTCTCAATAAATTACAGGGCTTTAAATCTCAAGGAACTTTAGATATTAAAGTAGAAGATGTAAAAAGATTCAACTCAGTCTATAAAGATATATTTGAACTCATATTTAATGAAACAAATCCAGTAGTTAATTATAAAACATTAGTAAGCAATTACTCAAATAGAGTTGAAGACGTATTACAAAGTCTAGGTGGTGACTTTATTGATTATATAAATCAAGAAAAAAGTCAATATGTAAAGCATATTCCAGAAATAACAGTGGAAGTTGCACATCACCAAGCACAAAGACTTTCTGTAATAGACCCAGTAATTACAATGCTTTCATTAGTATTTAAAATACAGACAATTATTAAAAAATAAAATTATGATGAAGAAAGGCGGACATACACTTCTTATAGATGGCAACTATTTTCTACATAGTCGCCTCTTCGTCCTTCCAAGACCTTCGAATGGTAAGATGATGGAAGATGAAGAATCAAGAGCAAATCTTATGCGCAAATTGGCAATAGATTTAGCATCAGAAGTAAGAAAGATGAGAGACTTTATAGATAAAGTTGTAGTAACAGTAGACGCTAGAAGTTGGCGCAAAGACTTATTTCCACAAGCAGAATATAAAGGTACTAGAAAACAAGACTCTAAAATAGATTGGTCTGGTGTTTATGGTATCTATGAAGAATTCCAAGCTATTCTACAAAAGCATGGCGTAATTGTTCATAGAATCGATGGCGCAGAAGCAGACGATGTTCTTTTCGGCTGGTCTTCATACTTAAATACTAAAGGTAAAAACTGCATAATATGGACAGGCGACAGAGACCTTATTCAATTAGTAAACTATTCTATTCCAAATGATGCATACACTCTATGGTATTCAAGCGCTCACAAAAGCCTTTATGCCTTTGAATCATTTGAAGAAGTTATTAATAAGAAAGAAGAAGTAAATAACGATGACATGTTATTCAACATGAGTTCTTATAAAGGTCTTTCACAAGAATCTAGACATGCTCTTAAAACATGGATGATTAATAATAAAGTAAAATTAACAGAAGTTAATTGCGATGAATTCTTATTCAAAAAGATATTAGTTGGTGATAGTGGCGATAATATTCCATCTGTTATTACTTGGCAAAAGGCAATGAAGAATGGCAAATTAAGAACTTACTCTATTACAGATCGAATGGCAGATAAAATATTTGCACAGTTTACAAAAGAAAACGATAGTTTTGTTGTAGATTCATTGTTTGTGAGAAGTGAATTAGAAAGAATGGCAGAAATTGTTTACCGCGTTGTAGGTAGAGAATCAGTGGACATTATAACAAACAAGATATTTAATAATATGTCTCTAATGATGCTTCACACCAGAATAATACCTGAACCTATTCAAAATGAAATATATAAAGCAGTCGAAAAAGAACTTACATTATTAGATAGAATGGACGTTTCTAAATTAACTAATAAAGATAAAATACTTGAAAATACAAAATGGTTAGATATTCAGAAATCTAAAAAAGCAGATATCTTTTCTAACTTAGATACTGGAGATAAACCAAAAAAATTAAAATTAATAGATAAGAATAACAACAACAAATTATTTTAATGCTAGACGACACTAAACTTTTCGATTTTATTAAAATAATGTTCACGAAACCGGATCATTATAATAAATTAAAGAACTTTTCAAAGAAAAGACACCACTTTATGGTAAATAGATTTATGGCCATTAACTTTCCTGTTAATGCACAATCATTTAACTTTAATGGAATCAATGGCGCTTCAGTGATAGACTGCTGGCATATGGTGACAAGCAGATTTAGTAGAGTACCGGGTTGGATATACACAAAAACAAAAAGTTCTAAAAAGAATATTAAAGACAAATATCAACCAAGCGAAACTGCTTTAAGAATTTATATGGAGAAGAATGAAATAGGAAAAAGAGAAATTGAAGAATTGAAAACATTCTGCAAAGAAGAACTTTATAAAGATTTAAAAGCATTAGAAAATCAAATAAAAGTATATGGCTAGAGGTTATCATTTTCCAGAAATAGTTGCTATAACTTTGCAAAAATATAATTCTATAGACAATAAGATTTATACTTTAATAAAGAATAGAGGTTGCTACACTCCTCATAATAATTCTATTTCTATTTTAGTAAAAAGCTCAGATCTTTATTCTATTGTTAAAGAAACCTATCCTTTAGAAATTGAAAAATTAGAAATGCTCCCTAATAAAAATCTTTACAAAGGAGCAACCACAATTTATTTTATAAATAAGTTTATGGGTGAAATGAAAAACCTTAGATGGTTTAAAATTACACTTTGTAAAAATTTATCGTATAGTAGAATAAGCAGTAATTTTCATGAAAACGAAGAAAAAACTTTAAATTTTGACTTTAAAGTAATACGGGGTAGTTTTAAAACTTTTGAATTCTTTGATGAAGCATCGATGCCACTTGTCAATGACATTCTAAAAAAAGTAGGCTGCATTACAGATAAACATTACAGCGTAGTCAAATTAAAAAGTTTAGAAGATAGAATCGCAAATTTAAGAGATGCTTCTGAAGGAATGACAGACGAGGAGAACAGAATATGCTCTACAATGATTCTTCATTTTTCTGAATGGTCTGAAGATAACCCACAAGCACTTATAATCACGGATTTCTTAGATATATAGTAGAAATAGTTCTATTATATTATGAGTAAAAAGAAGACTTTTTTCGAGAAGGTACTATGTGATGTTGATGGCCAGCCATCTTCAAAAAGATTAGTAACACTTGTTGCATTCGTTTTAATTTCAGCTGCATTTATAACAAACCTTATTATTGAAGTTCCACTACAGCGATATATGTTTGAAGGTATGCTTTGGCTGACAGGTGCCGGAATAGGTTCTGCTACTGTTGAAAAATTTAGTAGAAGAGGGTTTAAAGATAGCTCTGAAGACTCTGAATAAAACTAGATAAATAAAACATGGTTACAAGTTATACAGCTTCAGAAGTAGGCGATATTATTATTGCTAAATTAGTAGACCCTTATAAAGGGGCAGAGCAGATTCTTGATTGGAATATTCAAGCAGGTTTTTCTAATGAATTTACGGTAGGTAAAATTACATTTACACAAGGAAGTACTACAGTTACAGGAATTGGAACAAATTTAGACCTTAACGCAGGAGATATCGTTCTTGCTGCAGGATATGAGTTTGAAATTTCTTCAACTCCAGATGCTAATACAATAGAATTAGTAGCACCTTCACTATATGATTTAGAAAACGTAGAGTTCCATGTTAAAGAAAATGAATGGAATTATTTTAAGTATGATTTTAGATGGTCTCAAAATGATATAATTGAAAAAGGTGGAGAGCTTAGTGAATGGCATCCATTAAATAAAACAAACGTATTGGGCGATATATTTACGCTAGACATAAATCCAGCTGAACCTTTTTGGGTTGAAATAAAAGCAACAGTACAGGATTTACAACCTCTTCATACAATTTCATTTTTAAAAGTAACTTATACAATACAATATGAGGATGGAACAATAGAAGAATGTCCTCAAATATGTACAGAATGCGAACCTTATGATGTTATTGGCTGTGCAAACATTTTAGTAGAATGTGATTCTGAAAATTTATATGACCCTTATGGTCTTACAAGACCTGTAAAGATATACAATAGTCTTTCTAATTTGGCAAATCAAGTTTATGGTCACCCTGTAACTTATTATAGAGTAGAACCTAACGTCAGAAGTAAAGATGTAATTTTAAAAGAATACTCTTTATATGATGTTATTGAAAAGGCAACTTTAAAAATAATGGTTCCTGATAATGAATTTCCTACTGAAACGCCATCATTTGATATTTTTGGAATGGGCTTTGAAGATTTCGAAATACACTTATTAGGTTCTGAATTTAGAAAATATTTCGGAGAAGGAAAAAGTCCAGGAGCAAGAGACTATTTATTTATACCCTATAATAATAGAATGTATGAAGTAAGTTCTGTTTCTTTAGCAGATGAATTCAATAAAGAATTAACTTATTTTAGACTTCATTTGAAAAAATATGAAAATAGAACTTCTACAAATAAAGGAGAATTTGCTGAAGATTTAACAGATTTAGTAGCAGGAGTAGAAGACGTTTTTGGAGAAGAAATACAAGAAGAATTTACAAAAGTCACTAAACCTTTACAGTACCGTTCAACGCACCATGTATCTCAAGATGGAGTTAGAAAATATGTACATAAAGATTTAGAAATAAAAGATGTTGATTTAAAGAATAAATGGACGGTAGTTTCTAGAAATTATTATGACATGTCAACTATTTTAGGAGATGAAACTCAAAGTCCAGGTGTTGTATATAATGAAATATCAAAAAATGGAGTCGGCGAAAATCTTTCACTACAGCACTGGTTTCAACCAACGCCTAGATTCGACTACAAAGAGGCAAAACAGTATCAAACAATTGATGGTACAGATATTGAAGGGAATGGCCTTGTAGTTCAAATATCATCAAAGGGTGTTATTGTTAAAATAAACAATCAAGATTATGTATTTAAACATAAACTTATTTTAGGAACTGACCATTGGTATTCAATTGTAGTTAATATGAGTAACACTTATAATGAAATATCAGTTAGTATATTTAAACTAGATGGACAGAATAACTTTGTCAACCCAACAGGTCCTATGGAACTTGAAGAAATGTACTTTGGTAAATTAGACATGCTTTCAACTCAAGTATGGCAAACTGAAGTTAATTGGGCTTTAAGGGCAAGTGAACTAAATATTACTAATGTTAGAATATTTAAAAGAACTATCGAAGACGAGCAGAAAGTTGCAGTACTTCATCAATATGTTGTCAGAGATGCACAACACCTTTTACTTGCCGATAATGCAATTCCTTCTTTACAATTGCAGACATATGGTCAGGCTCGATAAAAGGGATATATAACTTAAATTAATAAGAATGTCAGAAGATAAAAAGAAAACTATTTCAGAACAGGCTGAATTCATCAGAAAGGACTTAGAAGAACTTTTAGGACCAAATGAATCTATTGATGTAGAGCAAGATCCGGGAGATTTGCCAGTTCCAAAATTCCACAACTCAAAACCAGCTGTAAATTACGGAGAGATGAAAGGTCTTTCAGAAAAACAGGCTAAGAAGACAATTACAAGTTTAATGGAGTTTTATTTAGATTCAGAAATTATCGAAAGAGACGAATATTTACAGGCTAAAAAGAAAATGGATGAGATGACAATGGGCTCTCTCGTTTATCAGTTAAAAGCAGGTGAAAGAGCACTTACTACATTATTGGAAACTATTGAAGGAGGAGAACTTGCTCCTAGAATGTTTGAAGTACTTGCTACGTTACAAAAATCAATGCTTGATATAATTAAAAGTCAGACCATGTATTTGATGGCTACTGAAGAAAGTGCAAAACGAATAGCTAGAGATATTGAACTCTATAAAAAGAGAGATAGAGATGGTGCTGTTCAAGATGGCGGAGGTTCTAATGAAAATGGAAATATTCAAAGAGGAACTAAAGACTTAATGAATCAAATACAGGCAGGTATTAATCAGGCAGATATAGAAGATATAAAACCAGAAGAAGATGAGTGATAACGTTTGGATTCCAAAGGAAACGGGCCAAGCAACTTCAGAAAGACTTGTTTGGTCAACTAAAAAAATCAATGATTTAGAAATTGCGCTTGACCAGGGTTATAAGCCACAAGTTAAGATGCCTTTCTATGAAGGAAAGCAATTTTTAAGAAGGGGTAATATTGTATTTGAATACACTGATGAAGAGATTCAAGAGCTGGCTAGATGTGCGTCAGATATTGTATATTTTGCAGAAAAGTATGCAGTTGTTCTTACTGATGAGGGAATCCAGCAAGTAAAGTTGAGAGACTATCAAAAAGATATGTTGAGAAACTTTCAAAACAATAGATTTAATATATGTTTAGCAGCCCGTCAGATGGGTAAAACAGTTATGGCCAGTATTTTTAATGCATGGTTCTTAACATTCAACACAGATAAAAACACACTGTTATTAGCAAACAAATCTGATACAACAAAAGAAATTATCGATAAAGCAAAGGTTGTTATAGAAAATCTTCCATTCTTTATGAAACCTGGTATTACGAAATACGACGTAATGAATGTTAAATGTGATAATGGTTGCAGGCTTGTTGGTCAAAGTACAACTGCTAAAGCAGGTATTGGTTTTACAATTCACTTACTATTCTTAGATGAGTTTGCACATATACACCCTTCCATAGTTGACGCATTTTATGAAAACGTTTATCCAACGCTTTCTGCTTCTAAGGTGTCTAGGATTATTATTACAAGTACTCCAAATGGGTTTAATAAGTTTTATAAGATATACAGCGCAGCAGAACGTGGTGATAACGAATATCATCCGATGAGAATAGATTGGTGGCAACACCCTGATAGAGACGATGCTTGGTATAAAAGAGAACTTGGTAACTTAGGAACTGTCGAGGCTTTTAACAGACAATATGGAAATGAATTTGTAAGTTCATCAAATCTTCTTTTAGACCCAGGTTCTATGAAGAAGATGAGAAGTTCAATGAAAGAATATGTTCATCATGATTTTGATTGTTTTACAGACAATCATATAGATATAAAAGGCTTTTTAAGTTGGCATCCAGGATTTGATATTGAAACTTTAGGAGATAAAGATAAATATTGGCTATTAACAGTTGATATTGCTGAAGGAAACGGAGGAGACTATTCCATTATTAATATATTTAGAGTCGATCCAATGACTAAGAAGCAAATAGAAAATGTTGTAACACCAGGAGCAATGTATGATTTCTTTAAGTTAAATCAAGTCGGTGTTTTCAGAAGCAATGAACATATTATTGAAGATTTTTCAAAAATACTTTATTTAATAGGAGTAGAATTACTATATAATGAAAATACCAAAATGATTATAGAATTCAACACTTATGGTGCGGTTCTTTTAAAATATCTACAAACAGTATTTCCTAGAACAAATGATTTTGATGAAGAGATGATTTTAAGATTTAAACATAGACATGATAGTAAAGGTTTAAAACATGGAATAAAGATAAAAAATGATAATAAGCCAATATTTTGTCAGAATTTTAAATCTTTATATGAAAATAATAAAATCAATATAACTGAATTTGAAACAACTAATGAGATAAGTCTTTTCGGTACTTTACCTTCAGGAAACTATGGTGCTCAGATGGGTCATGATGACCTTGCAATGTCAAGTATTATAGCAACAGAATTTTTTAATACCACGGCATATGCAGATTCTATAGAAGAAATGCTAGATATAATAGATCCGGATATTCATGATTTCATGGAAATGACTCTATTTAAAGACAATGAAGACCAAGGAGACTTAAATTTTGATATTTATGACCTATTATAGAATAATCTCCATAACACTAAGATATATACTTTAACAAACTAAAAAAAATAATTTCAATTATGGCACTAAGTCCTCAATTATTGCAATTCAAATCTAGTGGTGTTTACCGTCTAGAATTTGATAAGTCTCAAGTATCTAACGTTACTGCAGAGACTATTAGGTTGGTTGCTGGTCACTCTAGAAAAGGACCTTACAACACACCAGTATATTGCGAAGATACAGAATCTTTTACTCTTATCTTTGGTAATATCGACAAAAAATTAGAAAAGAAGGGAATGTTCTTTCATAGAAGCTGTTTAGAAGCTCTTAAAAGAGGTCCTATTCTAGCTATGAATTTAGCAGATTTTGATTCAGCTGATAAGGCTGATTACGCTGCAATCGTTACAGATGCTACAGACTCTACAGCAGCTAGTACAGTTGCAGATAAAGAGTATGAAGATTTTCATAACACTGACAAATTCATGTATCCATCAGATGAAGAAGTTTTAGCTACTATTGGTGGTACTGCAACTTCAACTGAAGCATTAAACCTTGTAAATCTTGGACAAGACAATTTATCAATTATCGTAAGACAAGCACAAGATGTTAAAGCATTCGAAGTAACTGCTAGAGAATGGTACGGAGAAGGAAATCTTCCAGATGGAGTTTCTGAATTTGACTATATTTCAGATTACATGGTAGACGTATTCGTATTTAAAGGTAAATTCGATGCATCTGCAATGGATGTTGACCCAGTATATGGAGATTACTTCTCAACAACTGGTTTATTAAAAGACAAATTAAATGATTTCGCAGATGAAAGATCTGTTTCTTTATTGGCACAATACACTGGTTCAATTTTACCAGGATTCCAAGATTTAGAAGGAAACGGTTTATATTTAGAGCAAATTATTAACTCAGAAACTAGAAGAACTGGTTTATTCTGTGCTGTTAATGAAGAAGCAGTAGAAGAAGGAAATTCAAATCTAAAAGGTATTGCAGACAATGCTTCTGATTTCGAATTATTATCTTATAAGACTTTAGCAGGAGCTAGAGGAATCGATTTTTCAGCAACTGACTTTGTATTTGCTTCAACTGGAGCTACATTTACATTTACTTCAGCTGCTGATGATGATTTAGATTTAGAAGTAGGAGATTATATGCCTACTCAAACTGGTAAATTAGCAAGAGTAAATAGAATTTCTCAAGCAGGTACTGCACCAACAATTTATACTATAACGTGTTCAGAAGCACCAGATAATGGTTTTGACCCAGCTACAGACGTAGCGTTTAAGTCTTTCCATAAAGCAGCTACAGAATACAGCTTATTTAATCTTGATAAAATTGTAATTTCTGAACAAACTATAGTAGATTGTTTAACAGCATTCTCATCAGGAGGTTTATATTCAGCTTTAACTGATAGAGATGTTATCGATTTAAGATATATCGTAGATACATTTGGTTCATATGAAGGTGGAGCACTTTTAAATAAAAACGAATTCACAAGAGTTGCTAAAGCTAGAAAGAACGTATCATGTATCTTAAATGCACCAACTGTTGCAGAATTTAAAAAATCATCAGACCCATCTTTTAAAGATGCATTAACTGGAAAATTCAATACTAGATTTATAAAAGACGGTGGAGATTTATCACAAAATCCAACAGGAATCTACGCTTTACCTTCAATTGCAGAAGGAGCTAACTATGGTTTCTATTATGGACCAGGATTAGAAGTAAGAGAAGCAGGTAAAATTAAAACAGTTGTACCAGCTGCTTACGTATCTAATAACTACATTGATAAATTTACAAATGCTCTTCCTTGGTCTATCGTATCAGGACCTAGAAGAGGAGTTATCACTGGAACTAACGTTATCGGTGCTGAATATCCATTCGATAAAGATGATAGAGATAATTTAGAACCATTTGGAATCAACCCAATCGTATTCGAAAGAGGAGTTGGATTGAACATCAAAGGTAATAAAACTGCACAACAAACTGTAAAATCAGCTTTAAGTTCTGCTCACGTAAGAGAAGTATTAATCTTCATCGAAAACGGATTAGCAGATATTCTTAAGGATTACTTATTTGAGTTTAACACTGCACAGACTAGATTAGAAATTAAAACTCTTGCAGATGCATTCATGGAAGGAGTTTTAGCAGACAGTGGAGTTTATGCATATAATAACGTAATAGACCAAACTAACAATACTAACGACGTTATTGATAATAACATCGGTATCCTTGATACATTTGTAGAACCAGTTAAAGGTTTAGAAATTATTGTACATAGAACTACTGTACTTAATACTGGAGATATAGCTTCAGGTAACTTCTAAAAATAATTAAGATAAATCAGGAAAGACTTCGGTCTTTCCTGATAAATTTTAAAAAAGAATTAGATATATAAAACATAAATAAAAATAAAAATAAAGAAATGGCATTACCACATTATTCAAACGACCAAACTAGCAAGAAAGGTAAGAATTTTGAACCAGTATTAGCGAATATGTTTGAGGTAACTATTCTTCCACCAGCAGGAGTTGGAGGTCAAGAATTATTAATTCAACATATTAATCAAATATCAGGTTTAGAACTTCATAAAGATTTGGGAACAGTAACTCAAAAATTTAAGTGGTCTACAAGGTCTTTCACAGGTGTTCCTGGAGATTCCTTCTTAGACGTTACCGTTAACTTCTCATTAAACTTAAACGATGCAAATCAAATGTATCTTTACAAAACAATGAGAGACTGGTACAGATTGGCATATAACCCAGAAACTGGAGAAACAGGTCTTAAAAAAGACTATGTTGGACAGATGGTTATTGTTCAATTTAACAGAAAAGGTGATATTTTTAGAAAAATCACATTAGATGATTGTTTCGTTTTCTCACCAATAAATCCTTTGGCTGAAAATAACTACGAAACAGGAGACGCACAAGCAATTGACGTTGTTTGGAGAGCTGACAACTGGTCAGAAGAGTTAGCATAATAACAAACCTATAAGAGAGAAGACAATATTAATGTCTTCTCTTTTTTTACACCGAAAACATAATATAATAATATTTTAATATGTCCAATAAGAAAGATTATTTAGTAGATAAGTTAATTAAAAAGATACAAGTTTTATTAACAGAGCCGGAGTTTGAGGAGTTAAATAACATAATCTTAAGCGAGGCTTTAAAAAATAAACAAAGACCTAAGTCAGTTAGCGCTTTTGTTAGAGAGCTAGTTAAAAAAGAAATAAAAAGAATTGATAATATAAACAATTCTGAAACAAAATAAATTAAACTAATATAAACCTTAAAAATTCATTAAAGATGACGGAAGAAAACAACAATGAAGAATTTGATAAATTCTTAAACAAAAAAGAAGAAGGCAATGGTTTTGATGATACATCAAACCCGGCTTCAAATGAAACGAACGAAGCTGCCGAAGAAGTAGACCCTATTGAGGAGGCTATTGAGAAAAAAGGATTAGGTTCTGTAAATATGGCAAATTATGGACGCCAAAGAGCAGATTCTACCGATACTGTTTTAGGTTATGTACCTTTAGCAATGGAAACTCTTTTTTCTAAAGGTAGATTTTACCCACAAGATGCTAGTATCCATGTTAGATCTGCTAAAGTAGCAGAAATTAGACATTTTTCAACAATGAACGAAGAGAATATCTTAGACATTGAAGAAAAATTAAACAATATCGTAAAATCTTGTATGCGATTTGAATCTAAGTCTAAAAAATTGTCTTATAAAGACCTTATGGAAGAAGACAGAATTGCAGTACTTTTAGCAATTAGAGACCTTACTTTTCCAGAGCCGGAAAACAAAATCATTGTAAAGGCCGAGAATAGTTATGGTGAATCTAGAGAAGTTGAAGTAGCTACACAAAACTTTACTGCGAATGAAATTCCAGAAGAGATTGAAAAATACTATGACACGGTTTCAAGATGTTTTAGAATTCAAACTCGTTCTTCTGGTGAAATTCTAATGAGACCCCCATCTATTGGAGTTATGGAAGAAGTTACTAAGTATATTAGAACTCAACAAGAAACTAAGAAAAGATGGGACCAGGCATTTATTCAAATTTTACCTTATATTCAATTAGACTGGAGAGGTTTCGGTTCAAAAGAAATCTTTAATAGTGAAATTGAATTCCAGGGTTGGAATGAGAAGAAGTACATGGTAGTATATAGATTAGCAGAAAAAATGAGAATCGGTGCTCAACCAGAAATGGAAGTAAACATCGAGGGTGAGGACGTTATGGTCCCTCTCGATTTCCCAGGTGGAGTCAAAGGCCTTTTCATTATTTCAGATCTCGCTGGAGAACTTCTTTAAGGCTAAATTCTATCTGGGTTTCCATTTGCATCTCCAGCCTAGTGAAATCGATGCTCTTGATTTTTATGAATATCAGTATTATGTACAAAATCTTACTGAACATCTCAAGAAGCAGAATAAAGAAGAGCAGGAGCAAAACGAACAAATGCAGGAACAGTACAGCACACAAACTCCTAAGGTCCCCAAAATGAGTGACTATGGAATGAAAATGCCTAAAATGTCTGGTATGAAAATGCCTAAGTTTTAGAGATATATAATAAAAATACTTAAAAACGTTGGCAAAACCATTCGCATCTCCATTCGAGAAATTATCAGGAGATAATCAAAAAGTAATAATTGAACAGCTTTCCCCAGGAGGAGAGCTGTTCAGTTTATTTGAAGAAATTCTAAAGCAGCTTCAAGGTACTGAAGAGAGAATAGAAAAAGACGAAGCCAAAACTAAAGTAAGTTTATTTGCCGGTTTAACAATGAAAGAGGCCATTGCCTGGAAACTTCTAGGTGAAAAAGGTCTTCAAGCGGTAGGTAAAGGTCTAGGTGCTATCGCCGAAGTTATAGATGGTATGCAAACTGGCGGTAAAGAAGCCAAAGAAAAAATGGATGCTATCGCAACCGGTATCGAAGCTGTAATGGGTATAGCCCCTAAAATTCTTAAATTTGCTATTCTTTTAACACTTGCTCTACCTTTCCTTATGGTTGCAATATTGGTAGTTCCACTCGTGGCAGTTCTGATGTTAGGTATTATGTTCGTAAT